ATGCCATCAATGTACGGCTTGAATTGACGTATACATACGTCAAAACCTAATGCGCTGAGGCGGCTGGATGTGGTTCTTGTTGGGTACTCCTCAAACATGGGAGCATTAGGACGTAAGTCCTCCCACGGTGCGTCCCTGAACGCTATCAAGTTGCCGTGCAGGAATATCAAGGTTTGCCCATCCCTGTAAGTTAGCACTTGTGTGTTGCCTGACTTCCAAGTTTTAGCCTGTCGAACTGCCTCGCACATTTGTTGCTCGATTTTACGCATGGGTTACTCCTCCTCTGGCTGGTCTGATTGTTAGTACACGACCCTTGCGCTTTAGCTTGATCGGCTTAGCGCTCAAGTCTCCCATCAAGACCATCGTATGCTTGGTTGCCGTGGGTTGGCCGTATTTTTCTGTACAGTAGTCGAGTAGCAATGCAATGATCTGGTTTCGTGTGTAGGTATGGCTTTTGCCATCCAGTGTTGCTGTGTATGTCATGGTGTTCTCTCCATATCAGTAGCTGAACCCGATACTCATGCGAATGTATGCAACTTCGTCGTCTTTCAACATGACTGTTGCTCCACTTGAAAACTGGTGGCCGCAGCAGTCATATTCACAAGCACAAGAGAATCCATTCATATCACATAGACTATCAAGCGCCTTGGCAACCTCCAGTATTCCAATTGATGAGACTGGCAAGGGTTTACCCCACCCACCTATCTCCCAAATAATTTCTTCGTTTTCGTCAAAGTGTTGCGCAGGGTTTACCCAGCGCTTAATGGTGTAATCATCCATATCTGGCTCCTTAAAAATCCCACTCGTCTGGCTTGTGGGTTCGTTGTTTGGCGCTGTGTCGCATCACGTCATAGATCAGTAGTGCTGCGGTTGCGAATATAAACAGGCCTACGAAAATCATTGTGCATGTCTCCGTAGGATTGCTTTCAGAGATTGGGCGGCTGCTCGCTCCTCGATGATCGTTCGCTTGAGCTGCCCAATCTCGTGTAACAGGGCAGCCGTGGCTGGTGTTTGGATAGATTCCTGCTTGGTTGCGATGTCTAGCTGGGCTTGTGCTCGCGCTAGACGGCGAATGTAATAGTGAATCATGGCAGGCCTCCTAGTAGTTGCGTAGGTCTGCGAAGGCCAGAGCGTAGCGTTCGGCAGCTCTGAAATCGTATTCTTCACGCAAGACATCCAACTCTGTTTGCGAGGCAAGCCTCGCGTAGTCATCTGCCTGCATGTAAAGCTCGACGGTATCGAATGTTTCTGGGTCAAATCGGCCGATCAAATCGGCTAGGGTTTGTGTATTCATGATTATCTCCTGACGTTATGGGAAACGGCAAAGGCGCCGCTTCACTACGCAAAAAAAAGCGCCCCCGAAGGGACGCTCTTTGGTCTGGGTTCACTGCATGATCGCATTCACAAGGCCCGCTATAGCGCGATCATCAAGGTCTGGGTTCACTGCGGCGATAGCGCTTATGAGCGCGTCCTGCCCGTCAACCACCTGCCCACACTGAGTCAGGGCAGCTTTCAGGGCCGCGACCTTCATCGGGTTCTTGGCGCGAGACAGGCTCGCGTTGATCTGGGCTTTGCTCCAGCCTGCGATTTTGGCGGCATAGGCGATTTCGTCTTTCGCTTCGGCCTTTGCGGGCTTCGCAGGCTTCGCGGGCTTCGCAGGCTCAGTGGGGATTCCAAGCAGGCGGTTCAGCAGCGTTTGGCTGCGACCCTTGAAAACTTTGCCAGCGGCCACTTTGCGCTCTTTGCGAGCGCTCAGGATTGTTACGGCCTCTTGGTGACTGATGATGGCCGCGTCGAGTAATCGACGTAGGTCTGCTGCGGGGGTGTGTGCGAAGGTTTTAATATTCATGGCGTATCTCCAAATTCCAAACCGAAATGGTCTGGCTCAGGTAGCTTTTCCCCCTTCCCCCTTTGGGGGAGGACTGATTTGGTAATTTGGTAGGACGATGTGTCAATTTTGGGCCTGTAAGCTACGCATATGTGAAAAAAACTAAGCCAAACCGGCCACAAATCTCCCTGTTTAGGCGATGCAAAGCCCCGTCAGCCGTGGGTTTCAGGGGGTTTAAGCCCAAAATTCGGCCCAGAAAATGAGCGGACGGACAACAAGAGGGGGGGTAAGGGGGTATCCCGCCGTTCGATTTTGGTTATTACCATCCCTAGCCCCTACACAAAAATTTTTAAATTTTGAAAACGCCCTAAACTTAAACCAAGCATACGGAAATCAAACATGGCTATTAACGAAGAACAGCAGCCACCATCGGCAGCCCCACAAGAACTCACAGACAAAGCCAGAGAAGACAAGCGGCCCCCGTACACCAACACTATGGATGATGTAAAAAAAGCTCAAGACCGCCGTGAACGCCGTGAACGTGAATCCACATCAGGACTCGACCCACGCAACGCCGTTCGCCGCAAGCAAGCCATCAAGTCAGAACGATCTCTCAGTACCACAATCCCTCTGGCCCCAGAAGAAGTTGCCTCAGTCCGCCGCCGCGCGTACAACATCATCAACAAGCAAATCCCAACCGTAAGCAAAGTCCTTGATGGCACAACAAGCTGGAACAACCAGCAAGTGCGTCTATTCTCGATCATGCTCAACAAAGTCATGCCCGATCTTCATCACTCATTCAATGAAGTTTCAATTGAAGAAAAGTCGCTCACAGAACTTTCCATCTCTGAACTCGAAACTATCGTCAAGCAAGCCGCCCTTGCCGAATCCCGCGCCACCCTTGATGACGCTATCGCCACTGTAGAAGATGCTGAATATACCCAAGTCGAACCCAACTCCCCAGAGGAGGCCGCGTTACTCGCCACTCCCGACATGCGGCCCATCATCAACGCCACTGGCTACGATACTGTGCAAGCTATCTCCAACCAAGATACTGCTACCACCGATCTCACCTCTGCCACCCTTGATGACCCACTAGTTAATTCCGGCATAGACGACCCGTTTGATCCATCTAATCAGTAACCCTCACAGGAGCCTCAAATGACCGCCTTACAGCCACGCCAAGCGCCATCATTAGCGGAAGCAGCACAGCAATTACTGCTCCTTAAAAACGCCTCTACGTCCTTCTACGGCTATGTGCGCCTAATCCATCCTGAGTGGGTGATTCCGCCTTTCCATTACGTCCTAATCACAGCCCTCGACAATCTGGAAAAGCGCACCCTTTACAGTGATTTCAATCGCTGGGCGCAAAAAGTATTGGCCACACCAGCCGAACTCATTGCTAAGCACCCCTCTCGCTATGCATACCGCCCCAATTTAGCCAAGGGACACCGTGTCTACAACATCATGATTAACATGCCACCACGACACTCCAAGTCCACCTACGCCACGGAACTGTTCCCAGCCTACTACATGGCACGTAACCCCACCCGCTACGTCATGTCAGCTTCTTACAACACTGAACTCGCCAAGGGCTTTGGACGAAACGTCCGCACCAACCTAGCCGATCATCGCACCGCTCAAGCATTTCCTGACTTTGGTTTCTCTCAAGATAGTCGTGCCGCAGACACTTTCAAAACCACGCTCATGGGACAATATTTTGGTGTGGGTCTCGGCGGCACCACCTCTGGTCGTCCCTCCACCTGCCTCATTCTTGACGATCCCATAAAAAGCCGGAGCGAAGCTGAATCTGCCACCCAGCGCAACAACACATGGGCCTACTACACATCTGCCCTATCCACTCGTCTTCAACCAGAACAGGACGGCACTCCCGCCATCCAAATAATCTGTTATACCCGTTGGCATCCTGATGATCTTGGCTCCCGAATCATGCAAACCGAGGACTGGGCAGAAGGCCGATGGCTCCACCTATCTATGCCAGCCCTTGTCACCGCCACCTCGGATGTCCGCGCTCGCGTTGACACCCTGCCTCAAGACGATCCTCGCTACATCCCATCGGAAAAATGCTCTGCCGCACCCAAAGAAAAGCGGTATTACTTTCCCACCAAGCGCCTCGCCCTCTGGCCCGAACGATTCCCCGTTGAAGAACTTGAGCGCCGCGAACGACTCAGCCCCCGCGACTTTGGGGCGCTCTACCAACAGCAGCCCACCATTGAAGGCGGCAACCTCATCAAATCCGTCTGGTGGCAATACTACAAAGAAGACGAGCTGGACTACTCCCGCTTTGCCGGTATCATCATTACCCTCGACACGGCCTTCAAAAAAACAGAAACCGCTGACTATTCCGTAGCTGTCGTGTCTGCCATAACCCATGACGGCGATATCTTCTTCTTGGAAGTCCATCGCCACAAATTCGATTTCCCCGAACTCAAAGCTTTCGCAATCTCGCTTAACAATAAATGGCGAGGCAAAGGACTCCGCGCCCTCTATATAGAAGACAAAGCCTCTGGCCAATCACTAATCCAAGAACTGCGCCGCGAGTCCGGCATTTCAGTCGTACCCTTCAAGGTATCCACCGACAAGGTATCCCGCGCCAACGCCGTCACCCCGCTCATTGAAGGTGGCCGCGTCTACTTACCGGCCCGCGCTAAATGGCTCGACACCTTCGTAAACGAATGCTCTCAATTCCCTTCCGGCAAATACGATGACCAAGTAGACGCAACGGTTATGGCCATTGACATCCATTCCAAGACATCTATCTCACCCACAATGGCTTCCGGCTCCCTGACAGGGATAGGTTCTTTACACGCCCAAGTTGGCTCTTTATCCACATCACTCGCTTCTTCCGGTTCGTGGACGAACTGGGGCGAATAACAAAAGGAAACACACATGACTAATTACGATCCACTTTACGACATCTTGCACGAAGCTGGCCTACGCGCCTCTGAATCCAAAGGCAAAGAACGCCACGCTAATAACAAACCGTTCATTCGCCAACCGATCTTCACTATTCAAGAAGCCGTTGGCACAGGTTTTGCGTTGGGCCAAGCCATCAAAAAAATCGAAGAATCCACTCGCCTTTCCGCTTCAATGGCTCGCAACGAGCTGCTTGACTCCATCGTCTACATTGCCGCCTCCATTATCCACACTGATAAACAGGGGCAAGCCAATGACCTCTAAGCCTCCCAAGAACCCCCTACTCGTTCTTGCGCGAGAAAACAACCAACTGCGTCGAGAAAACAACCTTCTCAAAACCCAAGTCACCCAACTCCGTAAACACCTAAAGCGCATCTCTACTCATCATGCATCTCTATCCGTTTGCGACAATCAATCCGACTCCTTCTCGGACTAAATCTTCCAAAAGGTCAAGGACGACCCCGCCGCCCGCAACCACGACAATAGCCAGAACGCGCTATATATAGACAACTAATCACGGAAAGTAGCCATCACTATGATTGATTACCGCTCATCAACGCTCCAGCCGCAAGACTTGATCGTAGACTTGTCACGCCACACGTCAAAGCTCATGGCCTACGAAGACATTTCCGATGATCTAAGCCCAGAAGAAGAAGCCAAGCTAGTCGATTTTGTGCGCTCTACCGCACAAATGTCTTTCGATAAAATCAGCCGCCGGTACTCCCATTGGAAAGACGCTGACCGCGCTCATGATGTGTACGTCCCACCCGAAGCCACCAAGTTCCGCGAGAAAGCCGTCATCGCTGACACCCGCGCCATCTCTGACACCGTACTAACTTACTTGATGGCAGCCCTTGGTGGACGCAACCCCATGTTCCAACTAGAAGGCCTTAACCGGAAATCGCGTCATTCAGGTGCGATCCTTGAACGCCTCCTGCATCAACACATGCGGCGCACTGCTGGTGAAGCCAGACTTGCCCAGCTACTGCTTGACTCTGTTCGCTACGGCTTTGCCCCCACAAAAGTTGTCTGGAATCCGCAGTCCAACACCAACAACATCGTCAACTTTGACCCGCGCCGTTGCTTCCCTGACCCGCGTGTTCAATGGGGTGATTGGGACAAAATGCAGTTCGTAACATTCACAGATTACGCCTCCACCTCGGCCCTCCTCTCCTCTGGCCTTTACCCAAAACTCAAAAAGTATCCGGCCCTGCGCCGTAGCAGTGGCAACACCAAGTCCGGCTGGGATGTCCATCAGACTTTGAAAGAAGACACAAAAGGTATGAACGTATCGCCGCACGAAACAGCGAAACGCTCCTCCTCATTCTTCACCTTGGACTCGGCTCGCACGACTGACGAGACATGGGTACGCCTAAACGGCTTTGAAATTGGTGTGCCTTCCATCGACCAAATCTGGATGGTCATCACCGTACTCGATGAATCCGTAATAATCCGCACCCAACTCAACCCTTATGGCCGTCAATTTCCAGTCGTGTTTGGCTCTCTGTTCTTTGACAAGCACAAGACCTACGCACAGTCCTTGTACGACCTTCTATTGCCATTACACGAAATAGGCACATGGCTACTACGCTCTCGCATCGACAACGTGCAAGCCTCCCTCTCCAACCTCATCTTCGCAGACCCAACCCAAGTCTCAATCCCAGACTTGATAGACAGGAATCCGTGGGGAGTGGTACGCACTATGAATGGTGCCAAGGCAGGCGATGGCGTATTCATTGCCCAAGTGCCAGATGTAACACGCGGTCACTGGAATGACATCCAAGGCATTTCCGACATGAAACAACGTCTGTCATCGGCCTCAGATGCCCAGCAAGGCATGCCCACTTCTGATGGCATTCGTACCGCCACCGAAATCCAGCGCTTAACCCAACTCGGCTCCCAGCGCCTTGGTGTCCTGTCTCGCGTAATGTCCGCCACAACGATCCGACCACTTGTCCGAATGATGGTGTCCAACATCCAAGATAGCCTCAACCTATCTGGCTCTATCAAGATAGACGAAACAGATTCCTCCTCACTCCTGTCGGCCCGTATCAACGATTCGTACATCGACTACGAAACGCCAGACCTACAAGGTGATATCGACTACCTCGTTGTGGACGGCACCTTACCAGTGGAACCAACACGCTCGCCTGAAACGTGGATGAACATGCTGCAAGTGATGAACCAGACTGGGCTGAACATGGAATACAAGATGTCCAAAATCGCGGAAGAAGCCATTCGCTCAATGGGTATCTCTGATCTTGACCAGTTCAAAATCTCCAAAAAAGAACGTGAGGAAGGTATGACGCCATCTCAAGAGATGACGATGCTAGAAAAGATGCGAGGAGCCTCCGTACAGCCAGCCGACTCCATCGAAGCCGAAGTGAAGGCGGGCAATTTGATTCCAATCTCAGAAGCTCGAAAACAACAATAACACTAAGGACGACCCTAACATCTAAATCAAATACGATAATTCTTAATTTAGCCAGACCAAGTTGCAACTATGTCAAAGCCTACACCACAACAGCTTGCCCAATCTGTAGACCCGCTAACCCGCGAATACATTGAGGCCCACATCCGTGACCTAAAAGCACAGGCCGATCACGCACATAACGAGCTGCGCACCGAAGTAAAACGCGCCCTCTCTCGTATAGCTGCGCTCGAATCTGACACCGCACGTTCCATCAAGAATATCGAACACTTAATCGATCACGACCCACAGTTCCGCATCACCCGCGCCCGTCTGGCTAAGTTAATTAAGGAGCTAGATTTATGAGCATCACAAGACCTCGTGGCGAACAGATTGTCTTCTCATCCTCGAAGACCGGCGACCACGTTCTGGACAACTATCTAGAAGCTTGCGAACGCAATAATGTCTCACTGTACGATATGCTTGATCAAGCGTGGGACAATACGGGACAATTCCGCACAGACATTTACGAGTTCCGTGAGTCACCAACTGCCGCTGGCCGCCTACAAATCCGCATCAATCCCAACATCGACCCGCTAAGTGACTGGGCTGACGCCACGACCACCGATCTTCAACAATACATCGACACCACATCAACACAGGCAGCAACGGCCACCACGCAAGCCGGTATTGCTACCACAAAAGCAGCCGAAGCCGCTGCCAGTGCCAGTGCCGCAGCGACAGATGCCACAACTGCTGATGATGCCGCCACGCTTGTCACAAGCAAAATGCCCACCATCAATAATGCGATCAGCCTAACGCAGTCCATCAACTTCCCATCCCCATCCATTAACGACTTAGGCAAGTACCTACGCGTCAATAATGACGGCACCGGACTCGAATTTAAGGCTGGGCCAAAAGGAGGCGGTGATTACGTTTTAGCTGATAGCACTCTCGCAAGCTATGTCGTCAAAACTCTTGAGTTCTCACCCAACAACCTAGCCCCCTCTGGCACTTGGCAAGTCGCAACTGATGCTGTTCTTTATGTCACAGACCTAACGTCAATCGACGAGGACAGCAATTACCTTGAAGAAACCCAAACGATTAGTAACAATTTCTTTTTTTACAAAACATTAACAGTCATGGCTGACGCCACCATAACTGTGTCTGGCACCATCCAAGGCGTTTCACTACCAGCCGGTGTTGCCGCAGCCGGAAGCGTAGACAGGGTGCGCAGTCGCGCCGAACTTTATTTCTTCGGTGCAATTTAGGAGCAAGTATTATGACCAATGGTCGCTTAGCATCAAAAATTATTAATTCAAAAAAAGCTGAGATGGTATATAAAAATACCTCTCAATCTTCTGCTGCTGTTTCTATTCAGGCCGCAACGCTGTCCTCCACAGCAAACACTACCATGTCGTTGAGCATCGACACCAGCACAGATTACTCCTTCAACTATACTGTTGGATATTCCACACTACCCAAAGCCGCTACAACCGATTTGGCCGCTTTTGATAGCACAAGCATGATGTTCCACAACACAGGTAGTACCAGTTGGAGTAGCACCAATCGCGGCCTGCGCATGGCCTATGCCAATTCGTCTTCGGTATCAACCTCACCGGCCACTTCCAGTACCTATCAACAGCATCACTTGCGTATTGACCCTTATTACCTAACCAATCCAGAGGAATTCGGTGGCAAGGAGACAGCTAGCTATATTACCAATAACGGGAGCAGCACAAATTATCTCCACGAAGACATCACT